GATGCTTGGGGATCCACCACCATGGGGCGTTCCCCCGAAGACCGTATTTACGGAGAGGAAAGGTTGTGCCTCAACAAAACACCTAAGGGCTATGAGTTTGAGGATACTCTAGACCCCGACAATACACTCCTTAGCAAAAGCACAAAAACCCAACGAACGAACACCACCACAGCAATTCGGGATATGGCCCCGGTTGTGGTTGAGAAAGCCATCAGCAAACTACACAACAAGAACCGACGACGGAAGCGCTCCAACGAATGGTTAGTCGTTGCGCAGTCCGATGTCACCACGGACCCAGCTATGCTAGGAGCCCCTTCTGAGGACCTTGTCCAAGAAACAACCGCTTTCATGCATGAGCCCCCTGCAGAGAGTTTGGATATGTCGGCGAGTAGCAATGACTTTGCCAGGTCTCTTAACATGGAGCAGGATATAGGCAAATATCTTAGTCGACCACGTAAGGTTGCCACGTATGTTTGGGCAGAGAATGGCCCAATCGGTCCTAAAATCGACTACGACATTTGGTCATTGTTTTTTACCGATGCCAATATGTCCGCAAAGTTGAGAGGCTATAGTATGTTGCGTGCGAATCTGCATGTTAAGTTCCTCATCAACGGCTCCCCGTTCTATTACGGTAGCATGTTGGCTACGTACACACCCATGTCAGGTCACCGTACAGACACTGCTCGCCTTAGCAGCTCTAGTTCTTTGGTGTTAGTTGCGGAATCGCAAAAACCACATGTTTGGCTTGAGAATCAGAACATGTCGACTGCGGAAATGGTTCTACCGTTCCTCTATCCCTATCCCTACATGGATATCGGAAATATTGAGGACCTCGAGGACATGGGCCGCATCAGCCTTGTGCAGTATGTACCATTGAAAAGTGCAAACGGCAGTGGTACTGGCAGCATTAACATCACAATGTATGCCTGGGCTGAGGATGTCATGGTGTCTGGCCCCACAGATCTTCCCATCATGCAGATGGACTTCAAGCCCAATGGACAGGTTAGTAAGGCAGCCTCTTCAATTGCTGCC